ACATTGCCACCAGATTTCAATACTTGAGTTGATTGAAAGTCATTAGTTTCATTACGACTAAAAGTTAAATGATAATTTTTTGGCATATCCCCTTTTAAATATTTAATCATACGTTTAAAATGCTTTGTATAGTCATAAAATTGCACATTAGGAAACAACTCAAATATTTTGTGATTTTCCCACATAATATCACTAGTTGTATTTAATCTTATAACTGGTTTAAGATCATATTTTTTACATAAAATTTCATGATTTCTAATTTCTCTAGTTATCATGCTTAAAAATTTGGCTCTGTCTTTAAAATATAATAAAGTTCTATTAACCCTTCCAAGTGTTTTTTGTGGCATAAAAACTGGATTTCCTGCTTCATGTAAACAAGCATTAGCACAACCGATTGATTTACTAGCACAAGTCTCAAATCCACTAATATTTGAAGGTGCAAGATTTAAACGCTTGATCCAATATTTTTTTAAATCTTCATCTTTTAGATTTTTATCTAATTTTGGGTTTCCACTTGTAAACATTATTTTTGTTAAATCTTTATAAGTAGGTTTTATTTTTTGTAGTGTCATTTTTTTTACCTTTCTATTTTTATTTATAATTATACTATCATTAATTTTTTATAATTGGTCATATTGACGCACCTATTTACCAAATATTAAAGTAATTATTATTGCTAATACTAAAGCCAAATAAAAATATTCCATTGTTTAACCCTTTCTAGTGTTGCTTTAATTTATGAAGTTTCTAGCAAAATCTAAAGCAAATAATAAAAAGCAACCTAAGAATAATATAAAACCTAATGATTGCTGCGTTGGATCAGTTGCCAAAATAACCATACCTAACATTGAGCATGATAAAAGTATTAACCATTTAATAATTGTAAGCATATTATTTTCCCCCTTTATTTGATGATATAACAATATTAATTTTTTCATTACTTTCAGATTTTATTTTTGAAACTGTTTGAAGTAATTTATTTAAATCTTTTTTAGCTTTAAGATATAAATCATTTTTAGGTTGTGAGATTAATTTATAATCATAATGATTAATTCTAGCATTTAAAGATTGTTGAATAAAACATAAGTCATTAAAATTAACTTTGATATTGTATTTTTTTTGCATTGTTTTTTTCCTTTCTTAGTTTAAAGCAATTAAGCTTATTAATATAAAAGCACTTAATAAAAACAAAGTATTAAAAGCATAAGCTAAGTAATACAATGTAGTCTTTTTTTTGTTTTTTATTTTCATAAAAATTAATTTAACAGATTGATTAATTTATTAAATCGGCAATATGTCGCAGGTAATATTAGAATAGTTCTAAAGTATTATGAATGAGTGAGATAGGAATATATATAAATAGATATAAAAAGATGGTTCAACCAATTAGACAAAAACATTTTTATCTTATGCAATATAACCATCGGATCTAATACGCCAAAATATTTTCCAATAAATCCAGGTTATCAAACATTACTATTGATAGTCTTTAATTATCATTAGTAATATTTCCTGGTATTTCTACGGCTTTTTCAAAAACTGTACCCCCTACTACCCCAAATTTTCTACCTAACTTTTCTTATATATATACATGGAAATTGTAAACAGACACACACAGACACCCTGCACCAGTTATACAAACACATTACCAAAATTATTTTTTAGTTGTTTTAAAAAGCGAATACACTAGATGTAGTATATGGATTATATGAATAGTGATGAATTTGATTGTGTTGCTTATGTTGATGAAAAAACTAATAATCTAGTAATAAGATTCTTTGGTATACCTAATAAACAAGCTGCTGAACTATTTGCAGATTATGTAATGATGACATTAGGAGTTGATTACCAATCTATTAACGAGACCCCTCGTTCTAAAATGGTTCATTAACAGATGAACATTAAGATCCCTTATACTCCCAGAAAACATCAAAGTTATCTACATCAACAAATTAATAAACATAGATGGAGTGTGCTAGTTTGTCACAGAAGGTTTGGCAAAACAGTATGTATGATAAACCACTTAATCAAATCAGCATTAATGTGCAAACATAAGAATCCTAGATTTGCTTATATTGCACCCACCTTTAAACAGGCGAAGTCAATCGCTTGGGATTACATGAAACAGTTTACTGCAAAAATCCCAGCAACAAAGTTTAATGAAACAGAATTGAGAGTAGATCTGCCGAATGGTGCTAGAATAACATTACTAGGAGCTGAGAACTCTGATGGGTTAAGAGGTATATACCTGGATGGTTGTGTTATAGATGAATACGCAAACATTGAAGGAAAACTATTTGCAGAGATAATTAGACCAGCTTTATCTGATCGTAAAGGTTACTGTGTCTTTATTGGCACACCTGCTGGAATGAACAATAACTTTTATGATCTCTACCAACACGCTAATGGAGCAGAAGATTGGTTTAACTATAAAGCTAAAGCAAGTGATACAAAGATTGTAGATCCAGAAGAATTAGAAAAAGCAAAAGAAGTTATGGGTGAGAAGAAGTACCTACAAGAATTTGAGTGTGATTGGATTGCTAACATTGAAGGTGCGATATATGGAGATGAAATAGCCAAGTTAGATGATAAGAAGCAACTAGCAAGAGTACCCTACGATCCTACTTTGCCTGTCTCAACTGCATGGGATCTCGGTGTCGCAGACCACAGTAGTATTATATTCTTTCAACAAAAAGGAACAGCAATACAAGTAATAGATTACCATGAAGAACGTGGTCATGGATTACCACACTATATTCAGTTGCTAAACGAAAAACCATACGTTTACAAAGAACATTACGCACCACACGACATCGAAGTACAAGAGTTCGGCAATGGCAAAACAAGAAGAGAGATAGCTTATCAGTTAGGAATTAGATTTAAGGTAGTACCGAAGCTACCAGTAGAAGAAGGAATCCACGCAGTAACTATGTTGCTCAATAGATGTTGGATAGATACAGACCATTGCAAAAGTTTGATAGATGCGTTAAGACATTACCATAGGAAGTACATCGACAAAAATAGAATGTTCAGATCGAAACCTGTACACGATTGGAGTTCTCATGCTTGTGATGCGATGCGTTACTTAGCAGTTGGTCTACAAGAATTAAATACTAGACAAAATGCTCCACAAAGTGTAGCAGATAATAACTATAGGATTATTTAATTATGGGATCAATATTTAAACCAAAAATACCAGCGTTGCCACCTGTGCAACCTTTACCAGAGCCACCAGATACAGAACTATCTGAAGCAGAACAAGCAAAGTTAGACGCAGAGTTTGCAGCTAAAGAAAGAAAAAGAAAAGGTAGAAAATCAACAATCAAAACCTCTCCACTAATTGCTATGGAAGAAGCAGACGTAGAGAAGAAAACATTACTAGGATAATAATATGTTAGATAAAATTAAAAAAGTATTTAAAAAAGAAAAATCAGAAACTAAATCTGTTAAGAAGAAACCATTGTTTAACTTAGGAAATGAATTAAATTCTGGTGTAGGTATTAATGAAACTAAATCAGAATCAAAAAAAGAAGTTACAAGTGAAAACAAATCTTCTTTGACATTTGGAAAATAATTATGGGATCTAATGGAGCAAGTGGTGGAAGTGCTGATGCACCAAACACAACAAGATCAACATTATCTACAAAGAACCAACAAAAATTATCAGACAGAAACCAAAAAAATAAAACAGAGTTTGGATATGATAAACCAAAATCTGCTTTAGAAAAAGTTGGAGACTTTGTAACAACTGGTGGATTTATAGGAGCTGCTGTTAGAGGAGTAACAAAAGCTGTAAGAAGAGGAAGAGTTAATACATCATTAATGGGAACTTCAGACTATCAAGGATCATCAACAAGAAGTAGTGTAACTAATTCTATGAATGATGGAAGAGATAATAATAATAATGGCAATCAAGTTGTTCAAGCTCCAATAGTAAAAGCACCAACATCAATAGAAGTTTCTCAAGTTGCACCAGAAGTTACATCAGAAGAAGCAAGAGCATCAGCAAATGAATTAATTTCAAAAAAAAGAAAAGGTAGAGGAAGATCTTTAATGATTGCAACATCTCCAGAAGGTGTTAAAGATCAAAGCTTAACCTTAAGTCAAAAAACTTTATTAGGATAATATGCAAACAGATTTAGCAAAAACATTATTAAAAAGATTTGATCGCTTAAAATCAAATAGACAAAACTGGGAAAGTCATTGGCAAGAAGTTGCAGACTATATGCAACCAAGAAAAGCTGATGTAACTAAAACAAGATCTAAAGGTGATAAGAGAACAGAACTTATTTTTGATAGTTCACCATTACAAGCAGTAGAACTATTAGCTGCTTCACTTCATGGTATGTTGACGAACCCTGCTACTACTTGGTTCTCATTAAGATTTAAAGGTGGAGAGTTTGAAGATAACGATGAAGCAAAAGCTTGGTTGGAAGATGCTACTGAAGTTATGTACAATGCAATTAATAAATCTAATTTTCAACAAGAAATATTTGAATTGTACCATGATCTAATTACATTTGGTACTGCAGCAATGTTTATTGAAGAAGATGCAGAAGATACATTAAAATATTCTACAAGACATATTAATGAAATGTATATTTCAGAAAATGATAAAGGTAGAATAGATACAATATTTAGAAAGTTTAGATTAACAGCTAGAGCTGCAATACAAAAATTTGGTGTTAATGTTTCTGATAACATTGTAACTGTAAATAGAAAAGATCCATATGAAGAAATAGAAATACTTCACGCAATATATCCAAGATCTGATTTTAATCCTAAGAAAAAAGATAAAGCTAATATGCCTTTTGAATCTGTTTATTTAGAAGCTGGAACAGGTGATGAGTTATCTGTATCTGGATTTAAAGAGTTTCCTTTTGTAGTACCAAGATACTTAAAAGCATCACACGAAATTTATGGTAGATCTCCAGCAATGACAGCATTACCAGATGTTAAGATGTTAAATGAAATGTCTAAAACTACAATCAAGTCTGCACAAAAACAAGTTGACCCACCTTTATTAGTTCCAGATGATGGATTTATTTTACCAGTAAGAACTGTTCCTGGTGGATTAAACTTTTATAGATCTGGTACTAGAGATAGAATTGAACCATTAAACATTGGTGCGAACACTCCATTAGGTTTAAACATGGAAGAGCAAAGAAGAGATTCAATTAGAAATGCTTTCTATGTAAATCAATTAATGATGCAGAGTGGTCCACAAATGACAGCAACAGAAGTTATCCAACGTAACGAAGAGAAGATGAGATTACTTGGTCCAGTATTAGGTAGACTACAATCAGAATTATTAAAACCATTAATCGATAGAACTTTTGCATTACTACTTAGAAAAAATTTATTTAGACCAGCACCAGACTTTTTATCTGGTCAAGATATAGAAATTGAATATGTATCTCCATTAGCTAAAGCACAAAAATCTGCAGAGTTACAATCTATTATGAGAGGTATAGAAATACTAGGATCACTTGCAAATGTTGCTCCAGTATTCGATCATGTTAATATGGATAAACTTGTTAAACATTTAATGGATGTTGTAGGTGTTCCACAAAAAGTTTTAAAAACTCAAAACGAAGTTCAAGCTAAAAGAGAACAAGATCAACAACAACAAGCACAACAACAACAAATGGCACAAATGCAACAAGTTGCTGAATCTGCTGGAGCTGCTGCACCAATGGCAAAAGCATTACCAGAAGAAGCACAAGCGTTAGCTAATGCTGAAGTTCAAGAATAATAAAAAAACAAAAGGATAGATATGCAAGACGAGAAAGCAGTACACGCTTATATAAAAAAACTACAAGAAAATTATAAACATATTTTTACATCAGATGAAGGTAAGGAAGTTTTATCTGATCTAGAAAAAAGATGTCATTATCATTCTACTACCAATGTTAAAGGTGATAGTCATGAGAGTGCATATATGGAAGGTCAACGAAGCATCCTTCTATTTATTAAACAAATGCTTCAAACCAAATAAGGATAACAACTATGTCAGAAGAACAGACAACTCAAACAACTGAGCCTGTAGCAGAGACAACACAAACTACAGAACCAGTTGCACCAACTATAGCAACAACAAATAATTCAACACCTTCAACTTGGAAAGATTCAATTTCACAAGAGTTTAGAGAAGATCCAAACATTTCTAAATTTACTGAAATAGATGCATTAGCTAAAAGTTATATCAACGCAACTAGAATGATTGGTCAAGACAAAGTTGCTGTACCAAATCAAAACTCAACAGACGATCAATGGAGTGAAGTTTATGATAAACTTGGTAGACCAGAATCTCCAGATCAATATAAACTAGATGTAAAATCTGAAGTAGTTCCATTAGATGATGGTACAATTAAATCGTTTGCAGAGAATGCTCACAAGCTAGGTTTAAATAATAAACAGGCTCAAGGTATATTAGAGTATTATAAAAACTCTATGGAAGGATCTGCACAACAAGCACAAATTGATACAGAAACTGCACAAGCAAATGCAGAAGCCGAACTTAGAAAAGAGTGGGGTAGATCTTTTGATGAGAATATTAAAAAAGCTGGAGCAGTTGCTAAAGCAAATATGAATCCAGAAATTTTAGATATGCAATTAAAAGATGGTACTCGTTTAGGAGATCATCCTGCAGTTATTAAAGGTTTTGCAAACATTGCTAATCTTATGTCTGAAGATAAAATGATTGGAACTGGAGAAGATAATTCAACATCTGGAAGAGATTTAGAAAGTGAAATTAGTTCTCTTGTCAACGATAGAGATGGTCCATATTGGAATAAAGCTCATCCAGAACATGATAAGGTAGTTCAACAAGTATTTACTTTGAGAACAATGCTTAATGGATAAAGAAGAAATAAGATTAGAAATATTAAGAATGGTATTGGAAAGTGGATCAGAAAAAATAAAATCTGATCCCTTGCCAAGCTGTGAAAAATATTATACATGGGTTTCTAAGACGAATGAAAATTC